GGCAGAGGGTCTTGAGGCACTCGGCGACCCGAATAGCATGAACGAGGCAGATGCCTGCCGGGCCGCTGCCGACAAGATGATGCAGAAGTACGCGGTCGAAGAGTGGCAGACGATGCGTGCTGCCCCGGTCGCGGCGAAGCCGACCAGGATCAAGATCGACATCGGCGAAGAGGACAATGAGTTCCTCAATGACATGGCGACTCTCGTCAACATCGTGGCGAAGTTCTGCAAGTGCTCATCCATCTGGATGGTCGGCAGTGCCTACAAAAACAGCAACAAGCAGGAGTACTGCTGGGTGTACGGCTACGAATCCGACATCAGGTACTTCGAGCTGATGTTCACGAACCTGTTCCTTCACTTCGGCGGCGCCATCTTCCCGAAACCGGACCCTGCCAAGTCACTCGAAGACAACGCATACGAACTCCACAACGCTGGACTCAACTGGATTGACATCGCAAGGTTGTACGGCTGGTACGATGTACCGCCGACGCCGTACGAGCCAGCGCTCATGTTCGTCAACCGGGAAACCAAGGTGCGGGCTACGTACCCCCGGTCAGTCGGCGTCTACAAGAAGGCATACGAGCGGGCAATCCAGGAACGTGACGAGCCGTTCCTACGCATTACGTCGAACAGCAGCAAGACATTCCGCATCAACGCCGCTCGCGGCTACCTCAACCGGATTCGGGATCGCCTTGCCGAGATCTCTGGCCAGCGCGGCAAGGGCAATGAACTAGTGCTCAAGGACAAGACCGAGAGCATCGATGAGGCGATGCTCGTTGACTTCCCGGCCATGACGTTCGGAGCAGCCAAGGCGACGAAGCACAATGCGGAGGCATATGCGCGAGGCACTAGGCACGCGAACACGGCGAACCTGAATCCGGCGGCTGGCGCGGGAGCACGCAAGGCCCTATAGCACCACGCGGACAGCGATTCTAAGGCTTGTGGGATCGGCCGGGTACCTCCGTACCGGTCGGTCCCCCAAAGTCGCTCTCCGTCGCTCTCCGGGCCGTGTAGAGGTATCTAAGGGCTTCCCTGATAAGGCCTGGGTAGGCTATAATAGGGATAAGCGATGAAGAGATGGGAAGTGAAATGACTACCGGAAGATGGACGATAGTCCAGCATAGCGCTTTCGGGTACAAGCAAGACCCGCAGTTTGAGCGTGCGGTCGAGACGAGACAGATCCAGAACTCAATCGAGATGATCAGGGTCAACCGCGCACACGGCTGCGTATTCAACAGCTATATGGAAGCTGAGGAGTTTGCCGAAAAGGCCAACTACCCAGACGGCCATGAAGGCATCATCCCAGGCGTCAAGGGAAAGTTCAGCGTCTGGCTGATTGACGGCCTCAAGATCTACATCCCGGTACAAGCAGAGCCGGTCGGATGATGGAGACTTTGACCGCGGTGCGTAGCAGCAAGATGAACGGGATGTGGAAGTTCACCTGCCCGCTACACGGCGTCATCCCGTTCACCCTCCGCGAGCCAAGCAACGAGACGCTAGCCATCAAGACGCTCCAGGAACATATGGACGAGAGGCACCCCGGTGTCAAGGTGCGGCTACTGATCAAGAGCGACTACATCACCCATACGACATACTCCGCGATGACGACGATCGAGACGGGAGACATTCTGTGAGCCTCTGGGTTACCGGCAAGACGGTAGACAATGCCTGCATAACCTACACCCTAGCCGACGGCACTGCGCCAGTCGGCCGGGTCAACTATGACCTGAAGAAGTCATGCTGGAGGGCACAGGGCACCGACGGCCTACTCATCGCCGACGAGTCTACGCGCCGGGCTATGTACAAGGCCGTCAGGCAATTCGATGCTGCCTTATTTCTACCGCGAGGTAGTAATGCGTATAGCCTTGCTGTACGCGCTATTCGTACAGGGAGGCGTATACGGGATCGTCGCGGTCATAGCAATAACTAGTGACTACGTCAGCGTGATGCGCAGGTACCTCTAGGAGATTCATGGCTATATGGAGTAGGAACAGGCGGGAAGATACAGAGTTGTCTGACTACGCAGAATGGATCAGAGAGATAAGGGAGCCCAACATGGACCAAAACGGCATTCGACGCCTAGAGGCAGAGATCCGCGCCAAGCGTAACGACATCCTCAACGCGCTCGGCCAGCGCTACGTCCGTCCCCGCCAGAACAAGATCACCGAGATCCGGCGCGACATCGACACTCTCAAGGGCATGGTGTTCTCCTGGCTCTACGTCAGCGGCAAGTGGGACAAAGTCCCGGCTCTCAAGGACGTCACTGACGATATCAACGGCATGGCTATGCTTTGGCTAAGCGTCGACCTCACCAAGATGCTCGACCAGGCCTACCCGCAGAAGGCACCGCGAGATGTTTGACGCGGACACCATGAATGCCATTACACTCTACGCTCGGACACAACGTCTTATGTTCGAGCTTGAAGCTGCTGAGCGGGAGCTGGGCAACGCACTACGCTACAACACCGTCAACATGATAATGTATCGCGCAAGGGCGGCGGAAATCGAGATGGCATTCGAGATGGACCGGGAAAACTCATACTAGACGCGAGTCCCGGACATACGGTATAATAGAGGTACGGGCGAGCCGACGGCTTGCTGAAGAGAACGGAAAAGGCGAAATGACGGTAAGGTGTGGTAAGGGCCACGAGCATGAGTCGGTCGCGGACGTACGTAAGTGCTACGGCGTAAGCGAGACGACCACCCAGACTCTTAACTACAAGAAGAACATGTACCCCGGCAACTGCCGCCTCTGCGGTGGCAAGGTCGAAGTGGACGAGGGGCGCGTCGACAAGATCGACGGCAAGTGGCTTACCTCCCACCTAGACGGTAAGTGCCCGGAGAAGCCGCCACTCCTGAAGGCGCAACCACTCACGAACACGAACCGTTACGACGGTATCGCCAAGGGACACTACGCGACCAAGAGCCTTACCGGAAACAATGACTTCGACTTCTGGCGGGTCGACCGGCCGGAGCAGGGACAGTATGCCGGCCGTACGTTCGTCAAGCGGGTCGTTGGCGGGAAGCCCGACATGAGTGTGACCCGCGACACAAAGTTCGCGGCGCTCGAAGCCATCCTTGAGCTTGGCACCGAGTTGTCGGCAGCTCTCTACGGGCGCGAGCTAGGCCGGTGCTACAGGTGCAATAGGCACCTGACCGACGAGACCTCGCGCCGACTGGGCATCGGCCCTGAGTGTCGGAGCAAGCGATGAACAAGACCTACCGCGCCGTCGTCGAGGCAAAAGAGGGTATGCCCTCCGACGACTACGACAGCAGCCTGCTCCGCATGGAGCTGGTCTTTAGGACTGGACCACAGGCGCGCATCGTACCGGAGGAAATCGTCAGGCGCACTCTCATAGACCTCCACGTCTACAACTTCATGACCGTCGTCTCAATTGAGGAGGTGTAGCATAGATGGACGTTAGACTATATGAGCGCGGCGCTCTATTCTGTGACCAAGGCCCGCACGACGGTCAGTACCGCGTCGACTTCAGCGGGTACGTGTACCTGACGCCGGAAGAGTTCGCGGAACACGGCCACTTCACCTTGGCGGAGGAACAGAAATGAGGACGGTAGCGGTCACCATCATAGTGAACGAGCGCGGCGGTATTGCGGTCAATGCCGTCGGGCCGTACAGCGATAACCAGAGCCTTGTCGAAATCCTCAAGGCCGCTCAGGAACTAGCCGAGCAAGGGAAGGTCAATGTCGCCGACTTACAAGCGCCCGGACTGGGACACCTACTTCCTTGGCGTGGCGCGGGCGGTATCTGTGCGAGCCGACTGTACCCGCAGGCTAGTCGGGGCAATCATGGTACACCCATTCACGCACGACATCCTCTACACCGGCTATAACGGAGCACCACGGGGCGAGCCCGGCTGCCTGACCGCGGGTGCTTGCCCCCGAGGCCAGCACTATATCGGAGAGCACCGCGACCCGTCCGGGCAACAACTCTGCGCCTGCGGAAATAGATGGCCGTGCCAGCTCGCCGTAGCGTCTGGGTCAGACTATGATGTTGGGCCCGGACTCTGTATCGCAATCCACGCCGAAGAGAACGTCCTGCTATGCGCCGGGCGAAACGCAATAGGCAAGATTATGTACGTCACGCACAAGCCGTGTACTATGTGTATACGTCTTATCCGGGGCGCAGGCGTGGACCGGATAATCTGGCCTAATGGTGAGGAACTATTCGATCTTTAAAACAGTTCCGGCGCAGACCTTCCCTGGTAGGCTCCTGCTAGGGTATAATAGAGGTTAGGCGGGAAACTCTCGCCGCAGAGTAGGGAAATGATGAATCTGAAAGCGATCGTAACGACGGACGGGAAGCGGGTGCTGGCGAAGATTGACTACGCCGGTGGCCAGGGTCCGCGTCGTGCGAAGAACGTCCCAGGGGCGAGAGCGGACTGGGACAAGACCGTAACTCCGAACATCTTCCTGGGTTGGTCTTACCCCCTCTCGATGGACTCGTGCCGGGCTCTCCGTGCTGAATTCGGAGATAGCCTGGAGATCCTTCCGGCGCTACGCGAGTGGGCCGCTAAGGAAGTGGCCAAAGAGCGGACGCTGGAGGATATGCGCGAGGAAGCACTCGGCAACCTTAGCTTCCCGCGCGTCGAGCAGGAAGCGCCGCAGCTAATGGCGGCAATGCTAAACCGCAAGTACCAGCTAGCCGGGACGGCGTTCATGCTCGCCGGTAAGCAGGTTATCCTCGGTGACGACCCCGGACTCGGCAAGACCCTCCAGGCACTCGCCGCTATGATCGAGAACGACGCCAAGGAAATCCTGGTGGCGTGCCGGCGTACCGCGACCCGAACAGTGTGGGAACGCGAAACCCTGCGCTGGGCACCGGGCATAGCGCCGTTCGTAGCGCAGGGTAGCAGAGCCGAGCGTGAGGCGGCTATGGGAGCCTACGCCGATCATTCCGTGAAGATCCCCGGTACGCGCAAGATGCTGATCGTCAATATCGAGATGGTCCGCTCGAAGCGTACCGAGATCTGCCCGGCCGCTCCGGACGGTATATGTGCGTTCAAGGACCGTCCGCCGCGAGACCACGTCAAGCACAAGTACCACTCAACCCCGGACTGGCCGTTCCTAACGGAGCGGCATTGGGATGCCGTCATCTTTGACGAGTCCCATAACCTGCTAGCCAGTACCGCCAACATCCAGTCAAAGCGAATCACCCAGGCCAGGTTCGGCGCGGTACAGATCCGCAAGCGCCTACATCCGGATGGTCTCGCCATCGCCCTGTCCGGCACTCCGTTCCGTAGCAAGCTAGAGAAGGGATGGGGGACGCTAAATTGGCTGCGCCCCGACGTATTCGGCAGCTACTGGCGCTGGGCCGAGACGTACTTTGGAGTCGAGGAAGGCAGATACGGCAAGGTTGTCGGAAACGGCGACAAGGTGCTCGAACCACGCAACCAATCGACGTGGGACCGTATGCTGAGGCCATACTACCTGAAACGTACCAAGGCGGAAGCTGCCCCCGACTTGCCGCCTATCATGTTTGCCGGAACTCCCATCGACCCGGCAGATCCGGACTCCCCATGTTACGTTCAGCTCGACATGACACCGGAACAGGCCAAGGCTTACCGGCAGATGGAAGATCTCGCCGAGGCAATCCTGGAGTCCGGCAAGATTACCGCGACGGGAGTCTTGGCAGAAACCACCCGGCTCCGGCAGTTCGCTACCGCGAACCACGTACACGGGACGGGCCGGCAGCACCTAGTCCCGACGCTACCTAGCAATAAGATCGAGTGGCTACTCGACTTCATGCAGGAGCGCGATGGCACCGGGCAGAAGGTGGTCGTCGCCTCCAGCTTCTCCAGCATGGTCGAGCTAGCGGCGGACACGATTCGGCACCAGTTGGGGATGGAAGTCCTTACTCTGACCGGCGCGACTAGTGACCGCGACAGGTCTCATCTCGTGGCGCGGTTCCAGGATCCAGCCGACAACCTCCAGGTAGTAATCCTGAACCGGGACGCGGGTGGTGAGTCGATTACCCTGGACGCGGCCGACGAGATGGTCGTGCTCGATATGCCCTGGGTATCCGACCGCGATGAGCAACTCAACTCCCGAATCCACAGAGTCAGCAGAATCCACCAGGTCGAGATCTACCGGCTAGTCAGCGTCGGTACGATCGACATGATGCTGGCCGGTCTTAATGAAGAACAGCGCACGGTCGTAGCCAAGGCGAGTCCGCGCAAGCTCAGCGAAATGATCAAGGAGAAGTAGTGGCGATCAATCCTATCCACGTCAGCGGTACTCCGGAGAACAACTCCGTAATCGCGGTCAACGTTCGGCTGTACTACCCGGCCGGAACTCCTGACGAGGACATCTTCGATGACGTCAACAACGCCCTGGGCAATAGCTCGGTCCTGGTCAGCGCGTACATGATGCTGAACGACGGCTTCGGCCACCTCGTCCCCGACGACAAGCCGATCGCGTTATGCCTACCCCAACCGGCCTGCCGAAAGTAGGCGAAGTCTGGGAGTACCAGCCTACGGTATTTGGAAAGCCATCCGCGCCAGCACAACGAGTAGTCGTGCTAGAGCGTGGGCGCGGCGACTACTGGTATCTACGGGTAGGGCGGCCAGGAGAGAAGCCAAAGTTGTGGGTTGATGCCTCCTACTTCCTAAAGACGGGACATCTCAAGTATATCGGCCCAGCAGGAAAAGAAACAAAGAAGAAACTGGGCCTTGGATGACATCAGAAGAGAAGCGCTTGGAGAAATACCGGCGCTACAACCAGAGCGCTAAAGGCCGGGCACGGGACAAGCGCTACGAGCAGAAGCACCCCGAGCGTAAGATCAGATGGGAGGAAGCACGAAATGCCCTCAGGCCCCGAACCGGCTGGTAAGTCCGAATTCGATCTCGACAATGAGTGGTATGAGGCGTTCGCCGACAAGGTACACCAGCTCGGCAAGAAGTGGCCAGAAGCGCTAACTGATGAGGAGTTCGAGGCAGCTACCGCTTATGCTGACTCTAGGGTGCGCCGCCCCGAAAGCGAGAAGTGGGACCAATGACTACAATCCCGCGCCGGGCGAACGTCACGCTTATCCGCCAGGAACTAATGGACGAGTACGGCTTCACGTACGACGCTGCCAACGACGTACTGTTCCATACGGCGGACCACTGGCGTACAAATGGGCACAAGGCTTCCGAGTGGAAGACTCCGGACGCGGATGGATTCATTACCGTCCGTTACCACGAGCTGTCGCGGTTTACCGTCGAGGATCATCGAGAATTTCCCGTGAAACCCCTAGACGGGAGACGACGCATCGGGTATAATCGGGGGAGTAAGGGACTACCTGATCGCAATCATCGACAGGACGACAGAAAGGGAAAGCATATGCCTCCTGCGACTCGTGGACGCAGGTCCACGACCCGACCGGCACCCGCGCCGGAACCAGAGCCGGAACAGAACGGCGAGGTGGTTGACTTCCAGAGGTATCTGGACAAGGATCTCTCCCCGACAATGGCGGACTTCGTGACCTGGTTCGAGGACAACGTGGCCAGCCTGGATGACGTTCCGGTCGACAAGATCCTCACTCTCGGCGCTGGCCTGTACGGCCACTTCCAGAGGTCCGAGTTCAACGTGGAGCGCCGGGAAGCCCGCCGTGCGGCCCGCACTCCTGCACCTGAGCCCGAGCCGGCCAAGCCTGCCGGCCGTGGCCGACCGCGCCGGGCAGCCGCTCCGGAACCGGAGCCAGAGCCAGAGCCCGCGCCGGCACCAGCCCGCCGTGGTCGCGGACGGTCCAAGCCGTCCACTGCCGAGGCACCCTACTAGACTCCAGGCCCGGCATCCTTTAATTCCCCTTTTCGGATGCTGGGCCTGGTCCCCGTCCCAGGCGGTCAGCCCCGCCCCCGCAGGCCACCTGGCCGTCTGGGACCCACCTTTAAGTACCAACCGGAGGTACTGGTGGATAACCTGCCGATTCTGCGAACTTCAGAGCGTAGCGCTTTTAAGCGCTGCGCTTTTCGCTGGTGGCTAGAATACCGTATGGGGTACCGTCCGCGAGGCGTACAGGCAGATGCACTCTGGTTCGGATACGGAGTTCACGAAGCCCTAGCCCAATGGTACCTGAAGGGCAAACGCCGAGGCCCGCATCCTGCTGACACATTCGAGGCCTGGGCCGGCGACGAGATTGCGTTCGCAAAGACCTACCTTGATGAGACGTTCGATGAGCCGGTATGGGTTGATGCTACCGAGCTAGGCATCGCAATGCTCGAAGAGTATGTCGAATACTACGGCCGGGATGAGCAGTGGGATATCATCTCGGTCGAGCAGCCGTTCCGGGTACGCATCCTTCACGAGAGCAAGCCGGTCGCCTACTTCACCTCTCGCTGGGATGGTGTGGCGCGGAACCTTGAGGATGGCCTTATTTACCTGCTAGAGCACAAGACCGCGGCCCAGATCGTAACGGCCTATCTTGAGCTTGATGACCAGGGAGGTAGTTACTGGGCGGTCGCCTCCCAGCTTCTCCGTAACGCCGGAATCCTAAAGCCCGACGAGCATATCGAAGGGATCATCTATAACTTCCTCAGGAAAGCAAAGCCGGATGAGCGCCCGCAGAATGAGGAAGGTCTTCGCCTCAACAAGGACAACTCAGTTTCGAAGAAGCAGCCTCCCCAGGCATTCGTGCGACACCCAATCGAGCGAAGCCCGAAAGAGCAGCATACTCAGCTCCAGAGAATCGCCGATGAGGTCACGGTAATGAACGCCGTCCGCAACAAGACTATCCCTCTAACCAAGACCCCAACGAAAGACTGCCCGCGCTGCCCGTTCTGGATACCGTGTCAGCTTCACGAGCGCGGGAATGATCATTCCTTCCAGGTAGTCCTAAAGAACAACTACCGAGTGATAGATCCCTACAAAGATAACAGAAAGAGTGCGTGATGCCACCAACACGAGGGCTGCGAGGCGCAAGGCCGGGAGCCCAACGACAATCAGCAAAGCAATCAAGGGAAGCGCCGCTCTCCATGATGGAGGCGGACGTTGAGATCCACGAAGAGAGCCTGGCGGAATCCGGCCCGACCGCTCCCATCAACATCCTGATCCACGGGCCGTCCGGACACGGTAAGACCCTGCTAGCCGGCGGTGCGGCCGACGGTACCCGCAACGTCGCTTTCCTCTCGACCGAGACAGAGGGAGTGGCCAGCGCCCGCGCCGTCGGTAGCCAGGCCAAGCTATGGCGCTGCCCCTCCTGGGAGCACGCCGTCGCCGGGGTCAAGAAGGCAGAGCGCGAGTTCACGATCGACGACTGGATCGTCGTAGACTCCGGCACCAAGATGCAGGAGATGTACATGCGGTGGATTCTGGAGCGTGAGAACCAGATCAACCCGCAGCGCGACCTCGACATCCCGGCGATCCAGAATCATCAGAAGTACCAGAACGGCTTCAAGCGCTGGACCGACCGGCTCATAGACGGGCGGTTCAACGTCATCTTCATTACGACGTCAATGACCGCGGACGACGCTGAAGGTGAAGAGCGGATCATCCCGCACCTACTGGGGAAGAAAGGCGAGATCTCTGACTATGTCAGTTCTCAGTTCTCGGTCGCCCTGTACTATTCAGTGGCACGCGAGTCCCGCGAGATGCGCGGGGCGATTCTCCGCCGTGCGCTTGCTCAGCCGTACCCTCCCTGGTACGCCAAGGACCGTTATATGGCCCTCGGGCGGTACTGGGACGTGGAGGATGGCGACTACTTCGCCATGTCGCGGATGATCGAGGCGATCGATAAGGCAAGGGGAGCCAATGTCGGCGAAGAGGAAGCACCAGTCCGCACCCGCAGCATCCCCCGTCAGGCTCGCCGACCCAGACACTCAGAGCAAGGAGTGGCTTCATAAGCATATCCTTAAAAGACATCCCGGCGTCCGGTTCGTAACCTGGGGAGACCATGACGCAAATCACAGACTCGGCCAAGACTACCTAGATCACACGCACGAAGGGACATGACATGGTTCGCATTCGGCAGGAAGATGTCGAAGACATTGACGTCGAAGAACTCGACGCACTCGAATACTCCACCGAGCAGTTCGACAGCTACGACGGCGAGGTACCGCCCAAGGACACCGAGCTGACCGGCTACCTCCGGAAGATGTGGTGGACTAGGACGCAGGCCGGTGACCCGATGATCAAGGGTCTCTGGATCGCGGCCGAGAACGACGGTGACCTGGATGAGTACAACGGCTGCCCGTTCTGGCTTAACCTTCCGCTCATCGGCGGCGCGAAGTTCCGCTGGGCACCGTTCTTCGAGACGTACGGGATCACCCTTCGGCAAATCAAGAAGCGCGAGATGGACCTGGCCGACAAGGACGACCAGAACGGAGCGCCCATCAACAAGATCGGCAACTTCCGTCCCGGCGAAGAGAACGACGAGGCCTGGTGCCGGATCATCACCACTCGCGACCGCTTCAACGGCGAGTGGCAGCCGCGCGTTGCCGAGTGGCTGCCCTACGACGCCGACGAGGCAGAGGATGAGGAGCCGGAAGAGGAACCAGAAGACGACTATGAGGAAGAGGAGCCTGAGGAAGAACCAGAGCCTGAGCCCGAACCGGCGCGCGGACGCGGACGCGGTACCCGCTCCACGGCCCGTAGCGCGACCGTAGCGGCCGAAAAACCGGCCGCGCGTAGGGGTACCCGCGCGACCGCGAAAGAGCCGGAAAAGCCCGCTCCGGCCCGTACGGGACGAGGCACTAGGACCGCTAAGGCCGCTGCCCCCGCAGCCCCTGCGCGCGGGCGTGGCCGCGCTCGTGCGCAGGACGACGAACCGCCGTTCTAACCACAATCGCCGGACGGCCTGGAGCATACTAGTCCCTCCAGGCCGTTCGGTCCAAAAGGGGAAACATGAGTTACCAAGATGACAGCATCGACTGGCAAGTCATTCGCTACGTAGACAACTGGCTCGATGAAGAGCTACCCGACTACTACCAGGAACAGCCGCTAGCTCAGGACTGGGCGCGGATCTCCAAGGTGATCGAGGAACTTGGCGAAGCGGTAAGCGCAATGATCGGCGCGACCGGCCAGAACCCTCGCAAGGGGACTACCCATCACAAGGACGACATCCTGAATGAACTCGCGGATGTCACGATGACGGGAATCCTCGCCATCCAGCACTTCACCAAAGACGCGAACGCAACGCGAGAGATCCTGCGTAAGAAGCAGGACTTCATCTACCGGCGAATGATGAATCTGGAAGAGAAGAAATGAGCGTAGCCATCCTTGGCTGCGGGCCGTCCGGATTGGCGGCGGCTCTAGCTGCCGTCAACTCCGGACACAAAGTACTGATCGCAAGCAGCAACATGACGCCGAGTACCCAGTACGGCTGTCAGTACCTTCACGCTCCAGTCCCCGGCTACCGGGACGTAGCCCATGCCAACGTAGAGTACCACCTGAACGGTACGGCCGACGAGTACCGTCTGAAGGTATACGGCAAAAAGTGGACGGGCCGGGTATCTCCGGAAGACTTCATTGGCGAACACGAAGCCTGGGACATCCGCGAGACGTACGCGAAGATGTGGGGAGACCTTCACGAGAACGCGAGAGTAACCTTCATCAAGATCCCGAAAATCAAATCGGGCATCATATCGAAACTTGTATATAGAATCGATCCCGCATTCATCATCTCGACCGTACCCGCGCCAGACCTATGCTATAACCCGGCCCATCAATTTATCTACCACCGGATCTTCGCAAACGGCAGTACGAAGCCGGCAACGGAAGCCGTCAACACGGTAGTGTGCGACGGTACCCCCGTGAATGCCTGGTACCGGAACGCCTGCGTATTCGGGTACCGGACGATTGAATGGCCGCACCGGCCGACGAACGGCGACGCAACCGTTTCCGTCCGGAAGCCACTCACCACCGACTGCGACTGCTACCCGGAGTATTTCAGGATCGGCCGGTACGGCAAATGGCAGAAGTCCTACCTGGTCCACCAGACTTACCCGGAAGTCGCGGAGATCCTGAATGGTTAGTACCAGGAATCCTACTAGGTCACAACCTATCATGAGAGGAATAAGGCAATTGCGTAAACGAGAGTTCCGCAGCGGTGACGGCAAGCCGGTCGTGGCGCTCGACATCGACGGCACCTTGGGTAACTACCATGCCCACTTCCTCTGGTTCGCGGAACGATGGCTAGGTACGCCTATGCCGTCCGAGTACGACATCAACCCCGGTCGCCGACTTCACGAGTTCATGAACGTCCCGCACCACATCTACCGGGAGTGTAAGCTCGCCTACCGGCAGGGCGGCTTGAAGAGATTTATGCCGGTGTACCCTGGCGCCAGCGAACTTACCCGCAATATACGTAACGCTGGCGCGGAAGTCTGGATCTGTACTACGCGCCCGTATATGCGCCTAGACAATATCGACCCCGATACGCGAGAGTGGCTAGGCCGTAACCATATCGACTACGACGCCGTGATCTTTGAAGGAGTACATCACGATATAGAACATATGGTAACTAAGTATCAAGATCTCGTGCGACAGGTAGGTGCCGACAGGATTGTCGCGGCAGTCGACGACCTACCGGCGCAGATTGCTGACGCACTACTTCAAGGCATCGAAAAGGTCTACCTCCGTGACCAGCCATACAACAGAGATCCTCTGTACCCCGGCGAACGTGTCGATACCCTGGGCGTTCTATGGCTACGCCTCCGTAAGGACATAACAGAATGGCAGGCGAATCACTGATGAAGAAAGGTGCAGATATAGCCAGATACCGAAACTTTCATAGATATGTACTGCTTCGAAATAGAGGCAGAGCAGACAAACATAAATGCCGGGATTGTGTACGGCAAGCGAAGCACTGGTCATGGTCATGGAAGGATTACCCTGATCAGTACAACGTCAATAGTTACGATCCTAGATGTGTATCTTGCCATGCGAAATATGACGAGCGAGACTTTTCAGTGAGGAATAGAAGCGGAAGCAAGAAATGTGAACCTGGATGTAAATGCGGTAAACATTCACCCAGCCGAAGGTGGCCATGAAACGTACCTTTTGTGACGTAGACGGGAAGCAGTGTGTCAACACGACCGTCCACATACATATGTTCGTACAACACCACACGAAAGACGGCCAGGTCGTCGGAGAGGATTACTACAAGCCTATCGAGGTCTGTACGGACTGCGAGACTCTCATCAAGAGGATCATGCCGCAAGCGTTTGTCCTGGACCGCAGTCGTAGCGATGAACCAATAGCAGAATCGCCAATCACCTACGAGAACGCAACACCAAGAAGAGAAGCAACAAGAGAAGATATGGAACGGATAGAGAGGCACCGCCGAAATGGCGAATGAGGAAGACAAGAGCCGACTCCCTGCGAGGTGGGCCGACGTAGCGATGTACTCAGCCCCTCCGCTCGTGGAGCCCGGCGACAAGGTAACACCACGGGTGTCCCTGGTCTCGATGACGCGGAACCCGCTCCGGGTTATGGCCGCTGCCGCCGAGACGTACCAGGGAGGTGTCTACCGCGACCCGAGTACCGTAACCCACGATCAGTGCATGAAGTGGCTTAACGGCTTCAAGGACAGCGCCATCACTGCACCGCTGGAGTTCGTCAGTCTTCACTTCTACTTTGAAGGCGTGACGCGGGCCTTCACTCACCAGCTTGTCCGGCAGCGCACCGCGACGTTCGTACAGGAGTCGATGCGGTTCGCCGTGAAGGAGAACGC